GTAGCGGCTACAATTACACGGCCACACAGTAGCCCTCAGGAAGCCGTCCGGGGGCCTCGCGCGCCCCGTTCGCTACCCAAGTGGCCCAAACGACTCCTGGCGCTGTACGGCCTGGATTTTCGAGCCTCGCTGGATTCCGCCCTGTGGCGAGGTTACAGATTGCCCCATGAGCGATCTGTACGCCTGGGTAGTGAAGGAAGAGGACGGGAAGGAAGGGCCGGTGTGCGCCATTCTTCCAGGCATGGGGATGGCGGCGGTTCCGCTCGTTTCGATGAACAAGGACGTGGTTTGTCGGCTGGCCCATATCGCCCGACGTCACGGCGACGTGTCAGGCAAGCCGGTGCGGCTGGTCCGTTTTGCGGAAGTCGAAACCCTTGAGCGGTGGTGAATTGTGACGCGCTGCCTGGCGCTAAGTGTTTCACGTTAAACACTCTTTCGGCCCTAATCATTGGGGCCGGGTGGCGCGGGGCCAACTCAGAATCAGCCTACCTTGTTCCGGCGTTTTGAACGGCGTTATGCGGGCGTCCTTGGGGCCGGGATCTAGCGTGAAGCTACATTACGAACCGAAGCGGTCACTTAGGTTAGTATGTGTGTTTTTCGGGTAACACGATCTAATTTCCCCAGCAAAATCAACGCTATCCACTTCCCAGCGCAGGAAAAATCGGCGGTTTTTGACGTGTTTTGACATGCCCTGACGTGCCCGGAACTGCTTGATTTGAAAAGGCATATTGCACCTCAGGCGGTAAGTCCCTCTAATCAAAAAGGTCTTCAACCGCGCCCCGTTAGGGGGTGCAATTTAGGGGTCAAAACCTCATGCCTATCGAACCCAAAACCTTCACAGCGTACCTCGGCCCGAAGCCGCAAATCCAAACCAAGTCCGGCGCGAAATCGACGGGCAAGGTCCACGACGGCGATGGCCTGTACCTCATCATCGGCGGCGGCACGCAACGGTCCTGGCTCTACCGTTACCGCTTCGGCGGCGTGAACAAGGAACTGGCCTTGGGCTCGGCGCACAAGCTGGGGCTGAAGGCGGCGCGCGCCAAACGCGCTGAGTGCGAGGAAATGCTAGAGGCCAACGTTGACCCGAAGGCGGTCAGGGCCGACGCGAAAGCCGCCCTGATGGCGGCGGCTCAAAAGGCCGACAAGCGAACCGTCTTTGAACTGGCCAAGGAAGCGGTGACGGTGATTGGGCCGCCCTCGGTCAAGTATCATCGGAACTGGATCGACCGGCTGAAGCCGGAACTGACGGCTGGCCTGGGCGCCATGGTCCCGCGTGACGTGACCCGTACCGATGTGGTGCGCTGTCTTGAGGCCATCCGCGAGCGGGCGCCGGGCGGCGAAATGAGCCGCAAGGTCGAAGGTCAGTTGGTGCGCCTGTTTGAGTGGTGCGCGGCGCCGGGGCGCGGCTACCTGCCGGAGGATGCGGTCAACCCGGCTGTCTTCAAGGGTCGGGCGCGCTCGCTGATCCGCAAGCTGGAAATCCGCAAGGTGTCGCACGCAACAATCCCCTGGCGCGAAATCGGCGCTGTTGTGGCGCGGGTGCGGACCTGGGGCGAGGACCGGGCGGCGCCGCACGCCCTGGCCCTGGAATGGCTGCTGCTGTCGGCGGCGCGGGCGGGAACGGTGCTGAGCGCTGATTGGTGCGAAATCGATCTGAAGCGGCTGACGTGGACGGTTCCGGCCTGGAAAATGAAGATCAAGGGCGTGGGCGAACACGTCGTTCCGCTCAGCACGCGCCACCTGGAAATCCTGCAAACGATGGTTCCGGGCGGCGATCTGACGGCGGCTCCGGCTTCCGGGCTGATCTTCCCGTCGTCGCTGGGCGGCAAGGAAATGGACTGTAGCGTTCTGCGCCAAACCCTGCGGCGGGCCTATACGAAGAAACTCCAGCGGATCGACGGGAGCGCGCGGTCGGCGTCTGTTCATGGCCTGCGCGGGACGTTCCGGACCTGGGCGGAAATGCAGACCAACCCGGCGACGGGCCTGCGGCTCTATGACGATGAGACTTTGGAGCTTTGCCTTGCTCACGTTGTCGGGGATTCCGCGCGCCGGGCCTACCTGCACGAAAGCAATGTCGCCGCCCGGCGTACGGTTCTGAACGCCTGGGCGGCATTCGTTTCTAAACCTCAGGCCGACGCTTTGGCGAAGGCCGCCTGATTGGTTGTGTGGGCTGCTGGGCCGCCCGGTCGCGGGCGGCCAGCACGTCCTTTTTCCAGGCGCCACGGCGCCCGCCGATAGTCCTGTGGACCGGCAACTCCCCATGCCTGACAAGATCATAGAATTTGGATTTGCTGATCTTCAGTAAGTGGCACGCCTCGGCCACTGAGATTTCTTCGTCATCTTCATGTGTCATGGTGCTTATGAGCCCCCCCGGCCCGATAAAGCGGGAATCGCCAGTAACCTCACTTGTCCAAGCCATCAGCTAAGCTCCCTCGGTAAAAAAGGCCGGAGGTTCCGGTGAAGGGCGCGAAGGCTGGAAGCGTCCTGCTGGGTCGCCTCCAGGGCCTCGATGGTCGCGGGCAAATGGGTGTCCAATTCGCGAGCCGTGCGGGTGAACATGGCGGCAAGCTGGTGGACATAGGACTCGCCCGTCCAGGGCATGAATTCGCCGATGTCGCTCGGCTCCGGATGCGCAAAAATCTGGCTTAGCTGCTGATAGATTTCGCGGCCTTCCGGCTCGGTGAACGTGTCTTTCCAGTCCGGAGTCTCCACGATCACGCGCTGTTCGCCGTCGATGACGGCACGCCTTACGGTGGCCTGTGCTGCCATATCATCCTCCTATGCCGTCGCTCGTTTCGCGCTCCAGCCTTTCGGGCAGGGTGGAAACTTGGCGCCGAGTTCTTTCTTGGCGTGGGCGAGGGTGTCCTTGATGAACACTTCGCTCTCGCCTGTGGCCTTGGCGATTTCCAGCGGCGCCACGCCCTGCATTCGCTGGCGTACGACGCTCTCCTGTAGGTCCAGATATGCCTCGGGCGTTATGGACCGGCGTTCAGCGGCCTTGGCGATCATGGTCTTGTGCCGGTGCTGGACGGCGCTCCAGGGGCCATAGAACCGGCTCGGGCGGATGATGTTGGACTTGGCCGCGACGGGCTCTGACGGAGCCTCCTGGGGCCGTTCCGCGTGTTCCACATAGGGAACCTTCAATCCCGCCGCCCTGGCGTTGCTGAGCCACAAGCTGATGGTCTTGGAGTCGGTATGGGTCGCGGTCTCGATAGCCGGGTAGTGGGCGCCCTTCATGGCCATGTCCACGGCGAGCATCTTCCGCTTCAGATACTCTTCCGGGCTGATGCCACGCGCCAAGGCGGCGGCCTGGACACGCGATAGGCCCTGGCCGGTCATGGTGCTTAGGCTGGTGTGCCATTCCTTGTGCTCTAGCGGGCGGCCATGGGCGCCGCGAATGTTCTGGAACTTCACGCCCGCCTTCTTCGCTTCGGCGATGATCTTGGCGACTTCGGCCCGATAGATGCCGGTTTCCTCCGCGATCTGCTGCGGGTGCTGGCCCTTCTTGCGGCGCCGGATCACGTCAGCCTCGGGACCGTCCAGGGCCTTGGGAATCTTGGGGACCTTGGGTTCTGGCAATTGTGTCAGGCCACCAGGCGGGGCGGTGGAAGCGGCAAGCGCGAGCGGATCGGCGGCCCGGTACTCAGCGGGGGCGCTGCTGTATTGATCGGCCAACGTCTTCGCCATGTGGATCACGCTGACGCGCATCGGCCCCTCGGGGATGCGGGAGAAGGCGTCGATCAGGTCATTCAAGCCCGGCATGACAAGGAAGCGGGCCATTGTGATCGGGTCGATGCCTGGGGCGGGCTCAGGCTTGCTCAAGGGTCGTGTCTCCGTGGGTTCTACGCTTTTCGTGTCCAGGGTCGGTCCCAGCCGAGAACGGCCATGACCGTGCTAATCGTCGCGTTCTGCGGACGGCGAGTCTCGCCGAAGTACCAATTCAAAAGCGTATAGCGACTCACCTTGTGAGAGTGGGCCTCGGTAGCTTGCTCGATCTGTTCAAGGGTCATCCCGCTTTCTTCAATAGCGTACTTGACCATATCTAGGTCGGGGTCCTTGTCGATCCAGTTGTAGGCAAGCCATGACTGCGCCGGGATGAAATTTGCGTGGGTGTGCGGAAGCGGTTTCGCCCATTGCGCTTTGCTGGAATGGATCGGCTTGGGCGCCGGTGTCGGGGGTGAGGGGTTCATCCTGGCCGCTCGGTCGGCGTCGCGCTGGGCGACCTTGGCTAGAAAGGGTTCGTGATTGGCTTGGGGGGCGCCCATTCTGTCTCCTGTTCAGGCTGCTGCGGGGAGTAGTTGCATGGTCTGGAAACACCGCTCGGCAAGGTCGCTGATCGCGGCTTGCCCTTCGGCGCGGGCCATTTCTTCAAGAGCGGGAAGGCCGGTGCTGATGCTGTCCAGAACTTCGTCCCTGGTCGCCGCGCGCCCGTAGGCGAACCATTGGGCGCGCTCGGGGGCGCCGATGGTGAAGAGGACGCCATCGCCCGCGCGGAATGGGGTGTATTTCAGCGTCCACCAAATGAGGGTGACGCCGGGGTTGCGGCTGATTGGAACGCCTGCGGCGTGGTGAACCTTGTCGGGGTCCAGGCCGCGCTCGTTGCGCTTGGCTAAGGGGCGGGTGAGAAACGGGCACGCCTTGGCCGCGAACACGGCGCATTCGGGGTGGGATGGCGGTTCGGAACTGACCCGGTTCACGGCGCACATGGGGCCAATGACGAAGGCGTTCATGCGTCGGAGTTTGCGCCCGCATAACCAGCAGAGGTTGTTGCGCACCGCGATGCCGATCTTGTTGTATCCGATGATGCGGAAGTCGGGCGTCCCGTCATCCTCGACGTGGACGAACCACGGAATCGGATAGCCGCGCGCGTCACAGGGGAGAACCTGAATGCCGGGCGGTGCATTTGGTAGGTCGGGCCTCATAGCTGCCCCCCTTCATTCCCTTGGGATAATGTGACCACAGGACTCATTTTTACTCGCCTGTAGGGTGTATTTCGTATTGTGGCGTTTGTTGGTCGTTTGTGTTGCCGAGCCGACATAGGGGACGCTCTGATCTGCCATCATCCGAACAAGCTCAACTGCTGCGGGAGAGGTTCGGGCAAGGGAAGCCGCAAGAGCGCGGAACGCATAAGCCGCCTCCAGCGGAACCACGCCTGCGCCGAGTAGACGCAACCGGTCCAGGCGGTTGGCCCTGGCAAAAGGCCCCCACTGGCGAGCCCGGTCCAACCGGGTGGCCAGTTCATGAGCCCTTCCACGAACAACGGGTTCAAGGTGAGGCCACGCCGCGAGAGCGGCGGTCCATCCGTCGATGTCTCCGGGTCCTGGCGGGAATGGAGCGCAAGGGCCTGCCCTCGGATCAACAATTCGCCAGCGCGCGGCCCGGATCGGCTCAAACGCCCGCCCTCGGTATCCGCCACGGTCGGCGTCGCCCACTGGGCCGCTTGCCCGGATAGGGGGAGATTGCCCCGGCCAAAGCGCTGATTGGGGGCGCCCTTGGCCGCGTCCGACGCCAGCGGCGTCGCCCATAAACCCGCTACCTCGCTCAGGGGCCGCTTGTTGCGGGCGAAGCTGTCGCTGCTGGCGTAAACGCTCCGGTGATCCCGCTCCGTGGGGGTCGGCCAATGCGTCATGGACGGCGAGAATGAAAAAGCGCTCTCGCTCATGTGTTCCACCAACCTCTGCCGCCGTGAATAGTCCGCCCTCAACCTTGAAACCCAAGCGCCGTAATCCTCGAAAAATTCGGTAGGCGCCCCCGGTGTGGAGGATGCCGCCGACGTTTTCGAGGAAGACGCCCCAGGCGCCGGTCTGGACGATGAGGCGGCGGGTTTCAGGCCATAAGTCGCGGGCGTCGGTGGCGCCTCGGGCGGGTCCAGCCTCACTGTGCGGCTGGCACGGTATTCCGCCCAATACGAAATCCACTGATCCGCGAAAGCGTCGGCCTCGGAGGGCTCGCAAATCTGCCCATAGAGGCGCCGGAGCCAAATATCCCGCTTCAATCGCCTGAACCAAAGTCGCGGCGGCGAACGCTTCCCCTTCCACATACAGGATCGGACGAAACGCCGGAATTGCGAGTTCAAGGGCAAGGTCCAAGGCCCCCGATCCGGTACAGACGGAAATGGCGGTGAGGTCGTAGGAACATAAATCCACAACAGCGCCTCCCTAAGCGGTCCAGCCGCCAATGCCGTCAAAGCCTTTGTCAATGATGCTGGCGCGGGCCTGGAAGTGGGCCGGATCGCGGTCGCAAAGCCGGTCACAAACGGCTTTCATTTCTTTACGCCCGCCTACAGCGAATAGGACTTTTGCAAGGGCTCGGATCGCGTGTTTGCATTCCCATTCACCCGGCGCCAGCGCCTCGGGCGGAGCGTTCAACAGGTCAGTGATCGGGTAACAGGCAAACCGCTCGTTGGGTGGGTGGGCCTCTCGCCATTCTTTCTTCGCCTGCCGCTGCTTGGGAGTACGGTCGGCAAGAACGCCCTTCAGTTCGGCTTCCAGTTGTTTTTCGATAGCTTGAATCACCTTGTCCATTGGGCGCCTCTACGACTGGCCGCTTGCCCGCCGCTGCTCCACGATGGCGGCGCAACGGCGTAGCTTGGTGGCGAAGTAACGGGCCTGATCCGGCGTCAGGCAGACGGGGGACATGGTGGTCTTGTCCACCTCGATCCATTTGCCGTGAGCGCAAACAGTAAGGGCGTGTTGCGACGCGCTGGTGCGGGCGTCGGCCATGCCGTGAATCTCGTCGCAAACATCGGTGACGGGCGCGCTCGTCATAGGCCACGCCAGAGGCCCTGTTCGTCGTCGGCGCCGGAGGCGTGCAAGCCTCGGCGAAAGGCGGCAAGGGTTTCCGGATTGTCGGCGGCTACGGCGTCCAGGGCCTGGATCGTCTGCCTGACGCCAAATTCGTGACCGTACAAAAAAGCGGCCTCGGCTATGTGCCTTGCGCGGTAGGCGGAAACGTTGGGGTTCGATCCAACGAAGAAATGCATCATGCGTTCAGCAGCGGCGTTCATGGCCCTGACAATGGCTTCCTCGGGGGTAAGGCTCATGAGCTTTCTCCTGGGTCGTACAGGGTGCGCGCGTAGAGGACATGATCGGCCCAACGGCACGCCTGGGCGGGCACGCCCCAAAGCTCGTCTGAGGCCGATTGGGCGGCGCCCTTGCCGTGGGCCTGGGCGAGCTTGGCGAACGGCTCCAGGGCGGTCTCAAGCGCCTGTATGCGGGCGGCCATGCGGGCGGGACATAGGGCGGTCATGGACATTCGTCCCTGAACGTGGAGCGCCAGCGGGCTTCAGCGGCGGTCCTGGCGATTTCTCGGCGCCGCTCGGGCGTGAGGACAGCGGCGCGGGCGTACCCGCCTCTGCGGCCTCGGGTTATCGAACCCCAGCGCGCCTTTGAGCCGGGGGGCGGTGGTTCCGGATCGGGAGCGGGCCGGAAAAAGGACGTGATAGGCGCCAAGACGAAGAACTCTTCGCCTGGATGACACAGCGCCAGGCGGGCGGCCTCATTCTCCGCTCCGGTGGTGGTCGCGTGCTGAAGCTTCGGCGGTTGCGCCTGCTTCCTCCAGACGACGTAAAACGGTCGGTCCATGACCTTTCTCCCGATCCGGAACTATTGGTGTAGTCCGTCCAAGGTACATTGCTATTAGGGTTTTACCCGATGTAGCAACTGTTGCGGTGCGAAATGCCCATGGAAAATCAATGGGTTGCCGGTCGTCCGCGCACGTCGGCGCACGTCAGGGCACGCCGGTAACGTTTTTGCGAGACGTGCAGCATTGTCACAGTACGGGTCAAGGCGAAACCCGGTGCATAGTGAACAACGGCGAACGCCGGCGCACGTCAGAATACGTCAAAATACCTGGGTGCATTCTGTAACTGCACGAGGCGTCGAAAAAATTAACGTTTTTCACTTGCTGAACACGGTCCCTGGGTGGATTTTGCACGGCTATGCGTAGCCACGCCCAAATCATCAAGGACGCCGGAGGTCATCAAGCTGTGCATGAGCGACTTCACTGGACTGGCAAAGCTGAAACAGTGAAGTCGTGGGTGCTCCGCAATAGCATTCCCGGCGAGCACTGGCGGGCCTTGGCCGATCAAGGGCTCTGCACGCTGGATGAACTTGCGACTTGGGCGGCCTGTCGAAAGCTACGCCGTTTAAGGCCGGTGGCATGACCATGAAGCATCAGGGACGCCCGCCATGGAGTCTTGTCTACGCCCGCCGCCGCTGGTGGCCTGATGCAGCAGTCGCAATCGCGGCCTTCTTCGGCGGCGTGGCGTGCGGAGTCCTGATTTCGGGGTGGCTGTAATGATCCGCAACCTGATCTGCGGAATAGACCCTGGCTTGGATGGCGCGCTCGCCCTGGTCGATCTGCATACCGGCGATCTGGTCAACGTCTACGACACGCCGACCCTGACCCTGAAGAACGGTCGCGAGATAGACGGCTACAAGCTGGCGGCTCAGGTCGATCAGTGGTCGCCGAACCTGACCGAAGTATGGATCGAGCGGGTGAGCGCGCGGCCCGGTGAAGGGGTGTCGTCCAGCTTCACCTTCGGGCGCGGCTACGGCGAGTTATGCGGCATCGTCTACGCCAATTTTATTCCCCTGCGCAGTGTCGGCGCGGCCATGTGGAAGCGGGGCATGGGCGTCACTGGGGACAAGGACGAGAGCCGTAAAGCGGCGTCCGCGATCTGGCCGACGCAAGAATGGCGCTGGCCACTCAAGAAACACCATGGCCGCGCCGAAGCGGCGCTGATCGCCGTCTACGGGCGGCGCAAGTTCCTGGCCGACCACGGCACGACGGAGGCGGCCCATGCCTAACCTTCCCGAGCCTGGACCTGTGCGGCTGGCGGCGATGCTGAAGTGTGCTGAGCGCGAATTGGCCATGCGTCGCGCCACCTACCCACGCTTGGTTGAGCGCAAGGGCATGAAGGAAGAGGACGCCAACCGGGAAATCGTGTTGATGCGCGATATCGTGGAATTTCTGAAAGACGCCATAGCAGGGGATTAGGTCATGGGCGTCCTGAAACAAGCTCTTACGCCCCCAACCGCCTATGCGGCGAAGAAAACGAACATTTGGGAAGAGGTACAGGACCGGATCGACGGGGCCATGTTCCCGGCGCAACTGGCGCTGGTCGAAGCGTGGATCACTGAAAACGAACTGAACATTCCCGAAAAGTGGCACGAGCCGATCAGTGAACTGATCGAGAAGCGGTACGCCGAACTGGAGACTGAGGATATCAGTCAAATCCTACGGGACCGCTGGGATTTTTAGGGTGTGTGAGGGGCGCCGCCGCCCCTTGCACGGCGGCAACGTGTGGATGTGAGGACGTGTCGCTATGGCTCTGAACCTACCTCAACGAAGCTCCGGAGAGGATCGGACGCCCATTGTCAAATATGACGCTCGGGCGGGCCGGTTATTCCGGGTGGACAGGACTCAATCTGACGGGAGTTGGGAATCCAACACCGTCGAAATCACGCCTGTCTTTCAGGCGGTCATGGACTTGGAGAACATCGAACTAGGCTGGCTGTACTTCCCGACGAATGGGGCGCCGGAAATCGACGTGCTGCCCTATCCGAAAACCAACGGCGGTAAAGCATTGCCGCCCAAGCCATCGGACAAACACCGCCCTGGGTTCCGAATCCACATGAAGCTCGGGAAACAGGCCGGTGGCGATATCCGCGAAATGGCGGCCAATGCTCAGGTTTCGATCCAGGGCATGGACGATCTGCATGACTCGTACCTGAAGGATGCTTCAGCCAATCCGGGCAAGCTGCCGGTGGTGCAACTGGACAAGACGAATCCGGTGGTGACGACGGGCAAGGGCGCCGATGGCAAACCGGTGTCCAGTCAGAACTATCAGCCTGTGTGGAAGATTGTCGGCTGGGCCGCTCGGCCCGCCGATCTGCTGCCGCCCGGCGTCGCCAAGGCTGAGCCGAAGGCGGCGAACGATGGCGAGGGGAAAGCGCCGGAACAGGTGTTGGCTCCGGCGTCGATTGAAGACGACTTCTAGCGTGTAGGTGACTGGCGCCGGGGATGAAAAGCCCTGGCGCCTTTTTTCGAGGGGAGCGGATTTAGGATGAGCGCCCCCTTTGGCAAAGGCGCCGCAACAACCTTCGAGTGGGCGAGCATGTATCGCGGACTCGGGTTGCAGGTGACGCCTGCGCACATGCCGGGCGAGGTCGAAGACTGGAAGCGCCCGTTCGGCGACTGGAAGAAATATCAGGACGCGCTGGTGTCCGACGACGTGTTTGACCGGTGGTTTCATCCTGAAACCGGGCAACACCGCGCCCGACGCAACATGGGCCTGATCCTGGGCGCGGCCTCGGGTGGCCTGTTCGCCATTGATCTGGACGCCAAGCCGGGGACGGGCGCCTTCAACTGGTGGGAACGCCTGCTGCGGGAGCATACGGGCGGCGAACACATGCGGTCGTGGAAGCAGGCGACTGGGGGCGGCGGGCGGCAAATCCTGTTCCGCTCGCCCCCTGGCTGGGTCCCGCCGACCTTCAAGACCAAGCTGTGCGTCGATCTGCGCGGGCAGGGCGGGTTCATCATCTGCCCGCCGAGCCTGCACGCCTCGGGCCATTCGTACAACTGGCTGCACAGTCACGCGCCGTGGATGGAGGACCCGATGACGGCGCCTGACTGGCTGTGCGCGGAAATTGAGGCCCTGCGGCTGCAATACGGCGGCTCACCTGGCGGGGCGTCACAAGAGCATACGGCTTCCCCTGAACGGGCCTTGGATGCCTGGGGGCGGGACGTTGACGGGCGCGAGGACAAGATTTTGCGCACGGTCTGGGCGGCGATTGTGGACCTTCGCCGGGAATCCCCGCTGCGGCCTTCCCAGGGCGAGCAGGACGCCGAGCTAGGGCGGATATGGGAGCAATACGCGCGGACCACGCGAAGCCGCCTGTCGGGCCTGCGCGGGGAGTCGAACGAGGAGCTGTTGGAACGCGAGGGGCGGGGATTTTCGGAGTTCCTGAGGAAGTGGGCCTACGGGATGGGGCAATGGGACGGCAAGGTCGCCGAAGCGGCCAAGGTTGAGCGTCCGGACCCTTTCGGCGGGGATGAGAGCGGCCCGGACTCCAACCTGCCTGAGACACTGGCCGAACCTGACACTAGCGAACCCCTGGACGCTGGGGATTTCCATGGCCAAGCGCCTGAGCGGCGGTGGCTGATCCAAGACTGGATCGCGCTGAACGAGGTCAACAGCCTCTATGGCATGGGCGGCCTCGGCAAGACGCTCCTGGCGCAACAACTGACTTACGCCCTGGTCACTGGGGAACGCTGGCTGGGGCTCAACGTCGAACCGTGCGCCGCGGTCCTGGCCATATTCTGTGAGGATCGGGCCGACGAGCTTCACAGGCGGCATGACGCGATCAAGCTGGCCAGCGGTCACGTCCTGGGCAACCCCTACGCCGGGGCGCATCTGTGGCCGCGCTACGGCCTGGACAACGCCATCCTGAGCTATCGGCAGGACACGCCGATCTTCGGCGCCTTCCATGAGCGGCTTAAAACAAAGCTTGAGACGCTGAATCCGGGCCTGCTGATCCTCGATACGATCAGGGACGTGTACGTCGGGGACGAGTGCGACCCGGCCAAGGTCAACGCCTTCCTGAAGACGGTCCTGGGCGGACTGATCCTGGGCCAACAAGCGCGCGGCTATGACCTGACAATCCTGCTGCTGGGTCATCCGAGCATGATGGGCCAAAAGGAAGGCTACGGCGTCGCAGGAACCCTGGCCTGGGAAAACGGGGTCCGCTCTAGGCTGTACCTGGGCAAGCCTGACGACGGCGGCGCCGACGAACGGACGCTGACGCGCGGCAAGGCCAATTACGCAAGCTCAGGCGAGTCCACGGCGCTCAGGATCGTGTGGGCCAACGGCGTATTCGAAACGATAGGCGACGCTGAAAAGCGTCAGGTCCGCGACCTGAACCTCGTCCGGACAATCCAAGAAAAGGTGGAATTCGCCTGGGCTTCGGGGCGCCCGTACATGGAGCGCAGAACCCATGAGCGGGCGTTGCACAGCTTGCTTACGGCGCAGCTCCAAGACGGCTGCAACGTCAGTCGGGCGGTGGCCCTGCAAGCGATCCGCGAGACCATCGAAGAGGGCCTGATCTACCTGAGCAAGAACAGCAACAAGCGCGGCTGGAGGGCGGAAAATAGTCAATGAAATCAAGAAGGCGGTGGCCGAAGGCGCTGAAGGCGTTGCCCGAAGGCGTTGGGGCGAAGGCGCACAAAACGTAACGAAGGCGTTGAAGGAGAAATCCGATGCAATTCAGTGAGTTATCCGAAGGCGTTGACAAAGGCGTTGGTGCAAAAGGAACGCCTTTGTCTCACGCGCGCGCTCAGCCGTACCTTTCCCCTTCCCCTTACAGGGAAAGGGGGGAAAGGGGAGTCTTGGGCGGCCCGCCTGCTAAGGTCGTTCGGCTTCGGGCTTCGGGCTGGGGCTTCGCCCTGCGCCCTCGCCGAACGCCTTAGTCGCGGCGGCGCGGGCCGATGACCAAGAACCGGCAGAGCGGCGCTCGGGCCGATGCCCGGCGAAAGGGTTTGGCCGCATGGCGGACCAAGGTCGGCGAGGACTCGTACTGGAAATATAACCTGGGCAAGAGCATCGCCCGGCTAGAGCGACGGCTCGCCAACAGCATGGCCTTCATCACCGAACCGGAGCCGCGCGACATGGCGCGGTGGCAGGGGTGGCGGCGTGAAATCACGGAGAAGCGCGCGGCCTTGGCCGCAATCGAGCGAGGCGAGCCCCCCGAGGCCCCCCGGCCTTGGGAACGGGGTTTGCGCAAGTGGCAACGGAGAGCGAGCGATGGCGGTAAGCCCTGAGGATGCGGCCCGGCTCGGCGCGTTCGGCGAGGCGGTTGAGGCGGCCAAGCGGGAGTGTGAGGCGAAGTGGGGGTGTGGGCGGCTGGAACGGCTGGCGGCCCTCGGCAACACCGATCTGCTGGCCAAGTTCCGGCGACAAGAGGCGACGTGGCGCGTGGTGATCGAAGCGGCCTGGGGGGCGCCGGTGCTGACGGCGGACGGGTTGATGGCGGCGCAAGCCAAGGCCGAAGCCATGCAACGGGGCTGGTGGGCGCTGAACGCCTGGGCGGAAAGCGAGGGGCATAGGCCGATAGCGCCGTGGGTGTGGGAAGTCCCGCTGGCGGATGGGTCGGTGGCGGCCCTGGTCGAGAACGACGAGGGGGCGGGCAAGGTGATCGCCGAAGGGCGGCAAGTGTCGGTCTACACGGCGCGGGAAATCGGGGCGCTGATCGACTCGATTCCGGGGGCGCTGCAACTGGCCAAGGCGACTTGGCAGGGCGCGAAGTTCAAGGCCCGCGACGTGCCGCGTAGTAACGGCCAGTGGGTTGCGGACGGTGATCCGATCCCGTTCGGGGACCCGCCGCCTGGTCAACAGACACAATCCGAAAGCTCAAATCGGCCCGTAAGTTGGGAGGAGGATTTAGCATGACTGCGGTGTGGTCTGACGAAAAAGCCGCCATCCTGGCGGTTGAATGGGGACGGGGCGCCGCGTCCACGGCGATAGCGGCCCTGGTGGGCGGGGTGACGGCGGCGGCGGTACGGCGCAAGCGGTCCAGGCTGGGCCTGCCGTCACGGTCGCCTGACGCGCTTCAGGCGACGTTCTACGGCGACGGTATGTCGGTGCTGGGCGCCCCGGTTCCGGCGCGGCCTGAGCCTCCCGCGCCGCTACCGCTTCGGGGGTCCACGCCCCGGCCCTGGACGCAACGGGCGGATGACGAATGCGCTTGGCCGGTGGCGGGTCGTGGCGGGGAAACCCTGTCGTGTTGTCTGCCAGCGGAGCACGGCGAAGCCTATTGCCTGGGTCATCTGGCGCTGCTGCACGGCAAGCCCTGGCCCCCTGTCGATCCGGGCAACGTGGTGTTGTTTCGCGGTAAGGCTTGACGCGCGGCGCGCACGCCCCAAGGGGGGCTTGATCGGCAAAGGAACCGGTCATGGCTGCTTCGCACACTCGCCCGGCGTCTCGGGATTCCATCGTTGCTTCGGATAGCGGCAGTTCGCCAAAGCCGAAGCGTTCTGATCTGCTCAACAACAAGCCGCGCACAACGTCCCTGTCCAAGGGTGGCCCGGCGTTCACAGGCGGCGACGACAAGACTTCCGCGCCCTGTCCGTCCGATCCGTATGACGACGAGTGAGGCGCCGCCGTGGGTAAGCTGACGGTGATCGAGCGGCGGCCTAAGGCGCCGGTCCAGTACACGCCGGAACTGGCTGACGAAATCTGCGCGGTGATGTCGGAAGCGTCGGTGAGCGTGGCGAAGTTGTGCCGGGCCAACCCGCATTGGCCTTCGTGGCAAACGATCTACCAATGGCGGCATGACCACGCTGAATTCCATAAGGCGTATGAACTGGCGCGGCAACAGCAAGGCGAAATGCTGGCGTATGAAATCCTTGAAATCGGGGATGACGATTCCGGGGATACCAAGATTATCACCAATAACGCGGGGAAAGAGGTCGCGGTCATGGATCGCGAATACGTCCAGCGGTCGCAAATCCGCTGTGAAAACCGCAAATGGCTGGCGGCGCATGTGTGCCCGGCGATGTTCGGTAACAAGTTGGACCTGAATGCGCGGACGGGGTTCCAGCGGCATGAGGATTACCTAGACCAATTGGACTGACGCCATGTCCATGTCGCTGGTCCCGGTCGATCCTGAGCGGCGCGAGCGGTTTCGGCGGTTCCATCATGATCTGCCGTATTACGCCAGCAAATGCCTGAAAATCCGGACCAAGAGCGGCGAGCTTAGGCCGCTCGTTTTCAATGGCGTGCAAGATTACGTTCACGCCAAACTGGAAGAACAGCGGCGCGAAACAGGAAAAGTCCGCGCTCTAATTTTGAAGGCCCGTCAGGAAGGACTTTCGACTTATATCGGCGCGCGGTTTTACCATCGTGCGACCTGGGTCAAAGGGACGACGGTCTATATCCTGACGCATGAACAGGATGCGACGGCCAACCTGTTCAGTATGGTTGAGCGGTTCCATCGGTTCTGTCCGCCTGATGTTCAGGTGACGACTGGGGCGGCGAACGCCAAGGAACTGTATTTCTCCAAGTTGGACAGTGGTTATTCGGTCGGTACGGCGGGGTCCAAGGCCGTAGGCCGGTCGAAGACGATCACCCTTTTCCATGGTTCGGAGGTGGCGCACTGGCCCAATGCGAAAGAGCACATGGCCGGGGTGCTCCAGACTGTTCCTGATCTGCCGGGGACGGAGATTGTATTCGAGAGCACGGCCAATGGGATCGGCGGCGAATTCCATGAGCGTTGGCAGCAATGCGAGGCCGGGGCTGGGGACTATCAGGGAATTTTTGTGCCCTGGTACTGGAGTCAGGACTATCAGCGCACGCCTCCATTAGGTTGGGAGGCGAACGAGGAAGAGGAAGAGTACGCGCGGCTGTATGGCCTGACGATTCCGCAACTGGTGTGGCGGCGGGCGAAGCTTCAGGAACTGAAGGACCCGAACCTCTTTCGTCAGGAATACCCGGCGTCTGCGGCTGAAGCGTTCCAGACGACGGGGCATGACGCTTTTATCCCTAGTGCGCTGGTGCTGACGGCGCGCAAAGCGCAATGCGAGGCTCTGGGCAGTCTGATCGTCGGAGTCGATCCGGCGCGGTTCGGGGATGACGGTTTCGCGATTGCATGGCGTCAGGGGCGCAAGGTCCACAAGGTTGAGCGGCGGCATAAGCTCGATACGGTCCAGGGCGCTAACTGGGTCCGCTCGATTGTCGATCATGAGAACCCGGCCAAGGTGTTCATCGACGTGGGCGGCGCCGGGGCTGGCGTGGTCGATCTGCTGCACGACTGGGGCGAGCCCTATACCAAGGTGTGCGAGGGGGTGAATTTCGGTAGCGCCCCGCATCAAGCGGTGCGTTACGGGGCGCGGGGCGAGGTTGTACCGGGTCCGCGCAATAGACGCGCCGAAATGTGGATGGAGTCGAAGGACTGGCTTCAGGACGTGGGCGGCGCGGATATTCCCGATGACGACGCTTTACACACGGATGCTGTCTGCCCTGGCTACAAGTACGACGCCCGGCAATTCCTGGTCCTTGAGAGCAAGGAAGATATCCGCAAGCGCGGGCTCCGGTCGCCTGACGGCTGGGATGCGGTGGCGCTGACGTTCGCGGCGCCGGTCGCCACGAAAAGCGAGAGCGGCGACCGTTACCGGCGCCGCCCCTGGGAAAGGCTGATGGAGTCGCTGTGGGGCGATTAGGGCGACTAGCCGCGCCTGCGGGTCTTCAATCGCGCCTGTCGTCCCCAGGTCGATGTGGCTCCGGCGATGGGTGCAAGGGCCTCAGGCGGCTTTTCCTGGGGCGGCGTGGCCCGGTTGGCGGGTTTGGACTGCATCAGGACAAGCAAGCGCACGGCGATGGTGACGGGGCCTGGAACCGGTGTGACGCCGGTTTCCCAACGGCGGACGGCTTCGCCTGGATCGCGGGTTTCCAGCAACAAGGTGCGCCCCAAGGCGGCGGCGGTGAGGCCGAGAGCTTGGCGGGCCGCGATCAGTTCAGCCGCCGTCATGCGCGCGGCCTTGGGCTTGGCCGCAGTCATCCCCACGGTCCTTTGCGAGCGGCCTGGGCCTCCAGCCATTGTTTTTCGCGGTCCCATTTTTCTCGGGTCCAGGCGGCGTTTTTCAAGTCGTTCCTGACGCTGACAACAGCGGCGATGGCGATGGCGAGAGCGACGCCGATTAGCAAAAGGATGGCGACGGCCAACAAGATGCCGCCTGCGATGGTGAACATGGCTATGTGGACTCCTTGGTGGTTCGGGAAGCTCTCGAAAAATCGGGGGCTAGGGGTTTTTTGAGCGGCGGGAAATCAGGAAAAATCCCCACAGATTTTGCCGTAAAAATGGATTTTGGAAACCGGAATTGAGTTTTTGCGGCGAAGCGCCAGGCCGCCTGTCATTTTTTGACAGTCGCGGGGTCCAGGCGGCGGCGTCCTCAGGCCGTCCAGGCGCGCGCCAAGGCCCGCCGCGGCTCTCGCCACAATGGGTCCAGGGCGCCGCCTGGGCGGCTCTGAGGCGGGCGCCTGGGGCGCTCGGATCGAGTGGCATGGGCTTGGGTGCGTCGGCGTCTCCTGTGCGGCTGCTGGGGCGTGCTGGCGCCCCGCAACGCCTTAGGCCCGCCACCGTTTCCGGCGCGGGCTTCCTGGGCGCTCCTGGCGCGATCTGGCGGGCGTCTACTCCTGGGCGATGGTGACGCCTGCGCGTTTCAGGATGCGGTCAAACTGGGCGTCGAAAACGCGGAAGAGTTCGGGCAAGTCCTGATCTGCGGCGCCGGGGGTGCGGCTGAAGGCGCGCGCTTCCAGGCTTTCCAACATGGCGGTGGTGTACTTATCGAGGGCGGCGAGCATGGAGTCGCGGAACATGACGCGCTCGGATTCCAGTTCGTCGGGCGTGAGGGTGCGGGGCATGGGTCTAGGGCTCCTGGGCGATGGCGGTAAGGGTCAAGGCGTGTTCGGCGAGTAGGCGCCGAATGGCGGCCTCGTCGGTCTGCACGTCGTAGTTTTTCGAGCAACCCAAACGGGCGCTGGAAACGTAGCGAGTCCCGTCGCGGTCGGTTGTGACCTTCACAAGCTCGCCCGCGAGGTCGTGGCGCTGGGCGTTCGGGTGGCGGGCGTCGATGACGTAGCGGGCGGGGCTCATTGGGCGCCGCCGTGGTCGCGCTGCATCAGCTCCAGGGCGCGAGCGCGGAGGCCATAGGGGTCCGGGCGTCCGTACAAGCCAAGGTGAAGCAAGGCCGAGTCCGTGGCGCCCTCCAGGCTGATTCCGCCTTGGGCATAGATCAGGCGCGCGACCTGTTGAATCACAGTGAGGGTGTGCAGCGACTTCGCAACGGGCGTCGCGGGGGTGGGAAGGGCCATTGGGGTTCCGTGTGATAGGCGCGGGGTCTTAGGCGCCCCGCAACGCCTTAAGGCCCGCCACCGTCTCCGGCTCGGGCCTTGGGCGGGTTCTCCGCGATCTGCTGGGCGTTAGCCTCGTTCAATCTCGACGGTGAATCCGGTCGGACTGGCGAGGCTAACGCGGGTCGTGCGCTGATGGCTAATTGCGGCGCGGACGTGCTGGAAGGCGGATTCCCAGTCGTGCGGGCGCCCAAATTCGCGGGCGCCACAATAGAGGAAAGCGCCTCCGGCGTTGTGCAAGGCGCGTTCAAATGCTTGCCGCGTGGTGCGGCCCTTGGCGGCGGCGCTGGCCATGGCGTGCTGATTGTAAAGCGTCACGGTCCACACGTTAGAAGTTCCCTTCGCTGATGTCGCCGCACGCAAGCCAAAGGATGCGCTCTAGGTTGGCGTCGTGTTCGGACAGTTCGTCGTCATCCCAGGCGCCGTATTCGCGGAGTTCGGCGGCGAGGGTTGCGGGGTCCATCGCCGCGAGTTGGCGGCGCACGTTCGGCCTGCGGGCTAGGGCTGCAACGTCGTCGTCACAGGGTCCTTGATGGTGTCCGCTGTCGGCGTCGGCTCGGCTGAGCCTCAGGTAAAGCGGGCGCCCGCTGGAAGCTTGCCAATGGGCCATGGCTTAAACCTCCACCTGGGCGCGGATGGGGGAGCCGATTTCGCCCGTCGTCGGGTCGAATTCGCGGCGTTCGCCCGCGTCTTTCATCAGGCGCCCGTCAAGGTCGCGGCTCGGCTTGACGCGCACAACGAAGATGCGCGGGCCGTTATAGTCCACGGTCCAACTTTTCATGGTGTCGCCAAAAAATCGCATGGTGTCGCGGGAGAAGAAAAACCGTCCGGAGTCGGCGTTGGCGGCGCGGATGGCGCTCAAGGTCCAGCGGCGCCGGTTCTCGGCCTGGGCCTTCAAGTCCTGGGCGCGGTCTTCGATCTGTTCGCTGTAGTGCGCCAAGGCGTAGCGGGCGGCCTCCAGGCGGGCCATGGGCGGGAACATGGCGCACCATTCGCCCGGCTCGTTGGCGCTGAATTCGCGGACATAGGCGCGCGCGGCGCTTTCGGCCCAAAAGCGGAAAGCCTGGACTGCGAGTGCGGGGTGATAGGTTCCGGCTGCGATCTTGCGCGCAAGGTTCTCGATGACGGGTGTTGCGTTCTGCCGGTACAGGCTGCCGCCGTTGACGCCATATAGGCCAAGCTCTCGGCCTTCGGTGGTGTAGGTCATGTGATAGGCTTTCTTTGTTGTCGGGGCGTTGGCGCCCTCTGACGCCTTAAGGCCCGCCACCGTCTCCGGCTCGGGCCTTGGGCGGGTTCTCCGCGATCTGGGGCGTTTAGCTGGGGCGCTGCGGGTCTTCGTCGGCCAAGCGGCGCAAGGCGTAGGCGACCCATTGCGCGCGCTCGGCGCCGGTCGCTTCTGCGGCCCAAATGAAGTCCTGCCCGGTGAGGAATTGGCGTGTCATGGCGTGAAAGGTCGCCGCGTTGACGCCTTGGCGCCATGCGCGCTCAAAGCCGCCCATAATCACAACGTCCAGGGCTTCGGCGTAAGTGCGCCATCCGTGGCGGGCGAACTGGGCGCGGGCGGCGCGGAGGCATTGGGCCTTGTTCATGGGCGCCGCTCCTACAGGTTCAAAACGTTGACGCGCTCGGGCGTCTGCCGCGCGGCGGCGGCGGCGCCCATAACGGCGGCTTGGGCGTCGTAGGCGGGGATTTTCGCAAAGGTCCAATCGCCGCCTGCGTAAACGGTGAGGGCAAACCATTTCAGGGCGTCGGCGTCGCGTTTGCTGATCGCCTGGGCGCCCTGCATGGCGTCAAAGGCTTCGGCGGCGGCAAGGTTCGGCTTTCCGGCGCGCTCCACCGTAACGAGGCGGGTTCCGTGCTCGTACGGCGCCCAAAGGAAGGTTGAGCCTGCGGGAGCGTCGGCGATGTACCGGGCGTCGTGGGCTATGTCGGTCCAGTAAGCGGAAATGACCGGCGCGGCGGCGTCGATCATGGCGGCGATAACCTGGGCGGTGTTCATGGGTGCGGGTTCCTGATCTGGGCGAGGGCTAGAGGCGGCCAAGCCAAAAGCCGGTTTCGTCGTAGGCATTCAGGACCCATCGGCCCGCGAGCTGCTGGGGCTGGTAGGTGGTGCATTCGTCCGCGATGCGCGCGGCCATGTCCCAGGCGTCGGCCTCGGACTTGAAAAAGGCGCCCGCGTGCTGGCGCTGCGCTTCGGCGATGATGGCGAGTGTTCGCATGGTGATAGGCCGTTCCTTGTTGTCGGGGCGTTGGCGCCCTCTGACGCCTTAAGGCCCGCCACCGTCTCCGGCTCGGGCCTTGGGCGGGTTCTCCGCGATGGCGCCGCGTTAGCCCGGCATGATCGATCCCCAGACAAAGGCGAACGCCATAAGACAGGCGCCCATAATCAGGAATTCGACGGTGCTCGGGTGCTTGGTCATTAGAAGCGCCCTTCGATCAGGTTGCAGAGGGCGTCGACTCCACGTTCCCAGGCTTCGTCCGGGGTGGCGAAGGCGGTTACTTCGGTCGTGCGGCCCTGAAAGCGGACGCTGACGCCATAGGACATTGTGCGACCGTCGAAAGAGGGGATTTCCCAGACGACGGGGCGGGCGTGGGGGAGTTCGTCAGTGAAGGGCTTGCGCATGTGATAGGGCCTTGTTTGTTGTGGGTAGTGAGACTCCTACATACGGGAAAATCCAGTAAGCGCAAAATGCTTTCTGCGGGTCCGCGTCGGCTTTTTTCGCCGCGCGTATAGGCGAGGGTGTAGGGCGGCGGGTGGTCTCTGGGGACGCTCCACAACACACACTGGGGCGAGTGTTTCCGGCGCGCGAACTGTCGGCGTCGCGGACTCGAAAATGCGCGCGCCTGGTCGCTTGTCACATTCGCCAGATAACGATGTTCTTGGAAATCAGCCTCCCAGGGTAGGAGGTGCATGGCCTTGAATTCTAATGGCTTTTGGCGATTTCCGCCGCTCTAACCCTAGAATTTCACCCTAAAGGCCGTGGCGCTTGACGAATGCCGCGCACGGCCTGACGGCGGCGCTATGACTAGAGCACAAACCGCGTCGGCGGATAAGCCGACTCTGTTGGACCTGAGGCCAGCGGAGCTGAGTTCTATCGCGTCCCAGGCGCGGCGCGTCTGGAGTCGTCAGGGCGATCAAGTCCTAACGGATAGCCTCGGGCGCCCCTGGTCTTTCGTGATCGTAGGTGAGCGAACGAAGGCGCTGCGGGTCCAGTGCTTGGCCGCATTCGAAGACACGCCCCAGGACGCGCTAGGGGTCACGGCTAGCGAACCCCTGACAGGGGTTGTCAGCCGTGTCAGCACGGCGGCGGGGATACCGGCAAAAGATAAAGAGATTCAAGAGGTTAGCGATGAGAACGACGTTCAACGAACGGCGTTCGGCGAATCCCGTTCGCCGGGGGTCCCCCCCAGGACCCGAGGGCCGGGGGGCTCCGGGGGGACTTAACCTGAATGACCCCACGCGCGCCGCAGACCATTCGCCCATGCGCGAGACCTTGACCTGTCAACTCCGCGGTCGCCCCCACGCCACGACGCTGGATTGGGACGTACGGACATGAGCGGCCATCCCTTCGTGATCATGACGGCGACCGTCATGTCTGGGCCTGGGGCGATGACGTTCGACAGTGTTCCGGTGCATGAGCGCAAGCTGGTGGTCGATGTGGACGAGGGCGAGGTTTGGCTGGCGATCAACGGGCCGCTGGTGTTCGACGCCCTGAAGGAGGGGCGGGTCAAGCCCCTGGCCAGCCTGATCGATCCGGAGCGGCTGGAAGACTGCTGTGCGATGGCTCCGGTGTCCTGGCTGGAGACGGTGTTTCCGGATGAGCGGGCCAACCTGCATCTGATCCGCGATGCGGCCCTAGGCGCCGCGCGCGAGGCCCTGGGGGTGCGGATGCAATGACCGACCTGAATACCGTGCTTGACCGGAACTTGCCGCACGCGACCCCTGGCCCCTGGACGACGCCGTTGAAGGGGACGAGCGAGGGGCTGTTCCGGACATGGCTGGCGGCGAACCGGGTTCCGTTCGATCCGGATGAGGCGGCGCCGGATTACGACATGCGCGGGTATTGGAAGGACGTGGCCAGCAACGGGGTCGATCAGACTGCGGTCAACCCGAACGATCAGCGGGTGCATTACCCGGATACCTACAAGACGCCGTACCACGAAAGCTTTTCGAGCGAGAGCCGGTACGCGCTGCCCTCGGCGCCGTCGTGGATCAATGACCATCAGTTAGCCGATCAGGACGGCAACGTCGTTTATGACGAACGGCCAGGCGGGGCGCCCAATGATCGGTGATCCGCGCCCGACTGGCCCGCAGTTCGACGGCTCGATGACGCCCGCCGAGAACCCGGTGGCGTCTCAGGGCAAGGCCCCATCGCTTCCGGACGACGAAGACCTGTTGGTCATGTTCGACCGGTGGGACGTGCTGCTGCTGGCCCATTGGTCGGAATGGATTCAGGAAGCGAAGGCTTGGTTCGATTTCCGCGCTGGAACCCAGTGGGAGGAAGAAGAACGCGAGCGGATGAAGGAAGGGCAGAAAATCCCTGTTACCTTCAACCTGACCGAACCGGCCATTGATGCGGTCAACGGCGCCGAGATTCAGGACCGGCAACAGGTCCAATACTATCCCCGGAACACGTCTGTTCAGAGTACCGGCATTGCCGACGTGCTGACTCAGGGCGCCAATTACATTGTCGATCAGTGTAACGGCGACCAAGAGGACACAGATGCTTTTCTGGATGCCCTGACGTGCGGCATTGGCTGGACCGAAACGCGGGTCGAGGTCGAGAGCGAGACGGCGACGATCCTGAAGGAGCGAGTGGACCCGCTTCAGATGAAAGCCGATCCGGCGTCGCGGAAGCGCTGTTTCGAGGATGCGCGCTACCTGAAGCGCGAAATCCCCATGAGCGAGGACGAGTTTGACGACTTCAAGGAAGAGATTGGCCAGCCTGACTTAGACATTGGCGAAATGGACGGGTCGGACGCGACCGGCAAGCGGCTGACGGTGGTCAATCCGCGCCAGCGCTACACCCACGGCATGTTGGGCACGTCCGAAGACCCGGAAGTGATCGTGTCTGAATGGCAGTGGTGGGAGCGGCAAGAGGTCCACGTCGCGCCGATGCCGCATCCGACTGATCCGACCATCACCAAGCTGACGCCCATGTCCAAGGCCGATTTCAACAAGGCCAAGGGACTGAATCCCAATCTGCGTTCAGTGAAAAGCACAACCAAGGTCTATTACCGGGCCTTCACTGGCCAGGGGTCCGTCTTGTTCAAGGAAGTCATGCCTGAACAGGCGTTCAGGTATCAGGCGATTACGGCCAAGAGGGACCGCAACAAGGGGACTTACTACGGCTTGGTCAAGCCGATGGTGGAGCCGAACAAGTTCGTCAACAAGCTGTTCTCTGAAGTGCTGCATATCGTCCGGACCAATGCCAACGGCGGCATGATGCTGGAAGAGGATGCGGTCGCCGACGTTCGCCAGTTTGAAAAGACCTGGGCGAACACGGCCAAAGTGACCTGGGTCAAGTCAGGCGCGCTCAGCGGCCAACATGGGTCGAAGATGGCGCCCAAGACGCCGCCTCAGGTCCAACCCGCCCTGTTCCAGTTGATGTCGTTCGCCAAGGACATGGTGACGGCCTGTACCGGGGTGAACGAAGAGATTCTGGGACTGGCCAGCCGTGAACAGGCGGGCGTTCTGGAGCTTCAGCGGAAGCAGGCGGCCTATGGAATCCTGTCATCGTTCTTCGACGCCAAGCGCCGCTATCAGCGCAATCAAGGCAAGCTGCTGCTGTCGATGATGCGGCTCTATCTGCCTGACGACTTCATGGTCCGGATCGTGCTCGACGGCGAGCAACAGTACGTCCCGCTCGCCATGAATCAGGCTGGCGAAGAATACGACGTGGTTGTGGACGAGGCGCCGGCGGCGCCCAACACCAAGGCGCGCGTCGCCGCTATCCTGATGCCCCTGGTGCAGCAACTTCTACAGGCGCAACTCATTTCGCCGACCGTGCTGGCCGATCTTGTCCAGTACCTCGATATCCCGGCCTCGGTGGCGCAAACCCTGGCCCAAGCGATCACGCAACAGGTCCAGGTCATGTCTCAGCCGAACCCGGCTGTCGTGGCCAGCCAACAAGCGGAATTGGACAACAAGAACGCCGACACGGCTGAGAAAAAGGCGTCGGCTCAGGCGCATCAGGCCAAGGCGTTCAAACAGGTCACGGACGCCCACACGGCGCACGTCGGCCTGGGCCTCGGGTTCATGCGCGACACGACTCCACCCGGCCCGCCTGCGCCGGGTCCTGGCGCCCCCGGCCCGTCTGCTTCTCCTGCCGGGCTTGCGGCGCCGGGCGCTCCTCCGCGCGGCGCTCCCCGCCTGCCGTCCGGAGGGGCGGGGATTCGCCCTGGGCCGCCTCAGGCGCCTGCCGCGCCTGTTGGACAGGTCACGCCAGGCGGATCGTCACAACCCGGAGGCGCGGGCCGTGTCTGAGGAAGCGATCATCGTACTGGAGCGGGAAATCAACTGGCTCAGCAACTACGAGCGTCAGTTGGACCGGCAATTGGAGGTCTATGCGGACGAGTCGAAGGACGCCCTGGGCGCCCGTCAGGCCAAGGAGTCCGTGCAAGGCCGTATCAAGGTGATCCAGGGCGCGATTGACGCCCTGAAGCGCCTTAGTCCGACGAAAGGGAGTCGTCCATGAGCGGCGAACGCGAAGCGGCTGAAGGCGCCGACGAAGGCTTTGACGAAGGCGTCGAAGATACCGGGCTCGAAACGGGTGAAGACCAGGGCGGCGAAGGCGAGGAAGAGGGCGAGACCAAGCCGTCAACCGACTGGGAGAAACGGGCGCATAACCATGCCGGGCAAGCGGCGCGCGAGAAGTCGCGGCGCCGGGCCGCCGAGGCGCGGGCTCAGGAACTAGAGGGGCGGCTGGCCCAACTGGAGCGCCGTTTCGGCGGCGAGGCCACGGAAGACGAGCTGCTGGCCCTGATCGGGTCGCTTCCGGACAACGAAGATGATCCGGTGGGCGATATCGCGGCGGTGAAGCGGGCTCTGCGCATCTATCGCCAGCGCGAAATGTCGGCTGGCCAGCAAAATCAGCAACAAGCGGCCTTTGAACGCGAAGTGAGCAAGCTGCGGTCTTCGATGACGGAATCCGAAGAGGATTTCGCGACCGAACACCCTGATTATTACGAGGCGGCGAAGCATTACCGTCAGTCGCGCGTCGATGAACTGCGCGAAGCGGGCTATTCGGGGCGCCACCTTGAGCAAAAACTGGCCGATGACCTGTTCGGGGTGGTCCGTTTCGCCATGGAGAGCGGTCAGGACCCGGCTGAGCGAGTTTACGCCCTGGCGGGCCGCCGCGGCTTTCGCCCTGGGACGAAAGCGGCCAACGCCAACCTCGATAAGCTGGCGTCAGCGGCCAATACCGGGGTTCGGGCGGTCGCCCGGCAAGGCGGAAGCGTCATGACCATGGGCGACGTGGCCAAACTCGACGGCGCGGCGCGGGAAAAGGCTTACGCCAAGCTGCGGGCGCGCGAGCTGGCCAGGGACAAGACGCATCGAGGCTGACCCTGCGGGAGACGGTGATGAGAGCTTTGAAGACGGACGTGAAGCCGGTTTTTGAAGATGATTTCGACGCTCTGGATTGGTCGAAATACCTGTCTCGCTGGTGGTATGTGGATGCTGGCGCTCCGGGTTGCTCACTGCCCTCCAACGGCGAGTGGCAACTCTACGTCAACAAGGACGGGCCGTTGCCGCAAACGCCCTGGACGGTGGCGGATTCGATCCTGAGCCTGACCTGTGAGCCCTGCCCGCCGACTGACGACGGCTGGGGCAACACCTACACCTTCACGTCGGGGATGCTGAACAGTTGGCCGTCGTTCTGGCGCATCTACGGGTTCTTTGAGGCCCGCATGAAGATGCCGCCCGGCAACGGCATGTGGCCAGCGTTCTGGCTGCTGCCGACTGACGGGTCCTGGCCCCCTGAAATCGATACGGTCGAATGGCTAGGGCGCGAGCCCTTGACCCGCTATTGCGGCACACACTCCAACTCGGGCGGCTGGCATTGGACGCAAGGCGGCCCGTTCCCGATCCCCGATGGCTCGGCGGATTTCCACAATTACGGCGTCGATTGGCAGATGAACGACATGGCGTTCACCTTTGACGGTGAGACGGTGTTCACCTGTGCGACCCCGCCTGACATGCACAAGCCGATGTACTGGATTCTGAATCTGGCGCTCGGCGGCGGCTGGGCCGGGGCGCCTGACGACACGACGCCGTTCCCGGCGTCGCTAGGGGTCGATTGGGTCAAGGTCTACGACTCCAACCCCTATCAGCCGAACGGCGGCGGTGGGGGTGAGGTCATCCCGCCGCCTGGGGTCGAATACGTCTTGGACAACCCCTGGAGCGCGGTCGATCTGCAAAACACCTACAAGCCTGGGGACCGGGTGCGGTTCAACTTCGCCTATGACTTCTATCAGACGATTTTCGATGGCGCCGCGAGCTATGTGTGGGTGCGTCAGGCGAGCAACATCACCCTGGCCTGCATCCTGCCGGGCCGGTTGGACATGCTTGGCGTGTCGTCGCCCGATCAGGTCGGTTTCAGCCGTGGGATCGGCGGGATGCAGAAGGGGAAGCCATGATTAGCCTGCTGATAAGCCTGCTCGTTCTGGTCCTGATTATCGCCATCGTCTGGTGGGCGCTTCAGCAACTCAGCCTGCCGCCCCCGATCCGCATGGTGGTGGTCGTGGTGGTGGCGCTGATCGCCATCCTGATCCTGTTGCAGTACGTCGGCCTCCCGGCGCTGCATCTGCGCTAGGGCCGCTTCAAGCTTGCGGCGGGCGGTTTCACGACGGGTCGCCTTTCAAGAACTCCGCAACGGCGTCCGCCGGGATCAACCGGACGCCCGCAATTCGGATGGTCCGTATTCGGCCAGCCGCCATGTAGTTGTAAAACGTCGCCTTGCTGATGTGGACCGCACGACAGAAATCCTTGACCCGCCAAGCGAGCGGAGGGGGTGAATGTGGCGGCGTCATTTCGGGCCTTCTGTTTGGGGCAAACTGTATCCTACATCGGAATGGCTGGTCTGGGGCGCCTGATCGGCGTATGTCTCGCCTCGGGTTGTGATAGGCCCAAACCAACTTGCAGCCCGCCCCCGGCATCCCCGCCTGGCGGGCTGTCTTTTTTCCGCCTTGACCCTCAGTTGACAGGCTGAGCGCACGCCCCCAGGGGTGCGGCTCTCGCGTGGCCTGCGTCAAAAGGCCGGTGCAGCCGCTAGGGGCGGAAAAGCCTAGTACCGGGGACCGCCACGTCAGGCGCGGTGAAGCAAACACCTTCATCCCTGATGAGGCCCGACAATGGCCACAACTAATTATGGCGTGAATGCGCCTGAAGCCGTCAAACTTTGGCGCTCACAACTCGCTCGCGAGGCCCTTAAGGCAACCTGGATTCAGAAGTTCATCGGCGACTCGTCGGACGCCATTATTCAGGTGTTTGGGGAAACCTCGAAAGGCGCCGGGGACCGGGTGACGGTCACGCTGCGGATGCAGTTGAACGGCGATGGCGTGCAGGGCGACGCGACCCTTGAGGGTAACGAGGAACCGCTGACCACCTACACGGATAACCTGCTAGTCGATCAGTTGCGCCACGGTGTTCGTTCGGGCGGTAAGATGACCGAACAAAGAATTCCATGGTCTATTCGTGAAGAAGCCATGCTCGGCTTGAAGGATTGGTGGGCTGGCAGGCTCGACACGTCTTTCTTTAATTCTGTGTGTGGGTTCACTCCGCAAATCGATGTGCGTTATACCGGCATGAATGCTGTGATAGCGCCTGATGTGAACCATGTTTATCGCCCGAATGCCAAGGTGGCTGATGAGGCCCTGGCGGCGGGCGATGAAATGAACCTCGCGATTATCGACAAGCTGGTTGAGGCCGCGAAACTCGGCTCCACGACCGGGGTCGGGCCGGTGGTCCGTCCGGTGAATGTGGACGGGGAAGACCGCTACGTCGTGGTCATGCATACCCGGCAAGTCACACAGCTTCGTTCATCGGCTGGCGCCGGTTCCTGGCTCGATATCCAGAAGGCGGCCATGACCGGTGACGGCTCGGAACGTAATCCGATCATGACCGGCGCGCTCGGCATGTATAACGGCGCGGTTCTCCATGAATCAACCCGCGTCACCAATGGCGTGAACAGCACAACCGGCGTGTCGGTGGCAACGGCGCGGCGCGCGGTGCTTCTGGGTGCGCAAGCGTGCGCCATTGGCTTTGGCGAAGGTCAATCGTTCAAGTCCTTCGACTGGAACGAGGAGTTATTCGACTATGGAAATCAACTTGGCGTCGAAGCCGGGGTGATCCATGGCCTGAAGAAACTTCGGTTTAACGCACAAGACTTCGGCGTGATTGTCGCCGGTACTTTCACCAACTAGGAGGGTCCGATGGCAACCGGTGGTCGGAAGACCCAACTTCAAGTCGTCCATCAGATTTCGGCGCTTATCACGTTCGCTTCGCCCGCATCGGTCGTGCTCGGCGTGCTGCCTGCGGGCGCGCTGCTACTGACAACCCATTTGAGTGTGACCACGGCGGCCAACTCCACCACGAACACGGTCGCGGTCGGCAATGCGCCGGGCGGCGCGCAGCTCCTGGCCGCGACGGACCTGAAGACCGTCGCGCGGACAGACACGGTGGCCCCTATCGGCGCGCAAGGGCCGCTGGCGGCGGATACGCCGATTTATCTGACCCTGGCCTCAACCGGCGCCGCGCCCACAACCGGCTCGGCGGTGGTGGCGCTGGATTACATTGCCGGGATCGGCTGAGCGTCAGGCGGTGCGCCGATGGCTGATACGCTCGGGGACCTGAAAGCCCGGATTGTTGACGAAACCATCCGCGACGATCTGGCCGACAATCTGGCCAACGCGCTCAAGACCTGTATCACCAAGTCGATCAATCACTATGAGTGGGAACGGTGGTGGTTCAACGAGTCCCTGACGACAGTCTTCTGCACGCCCGGTTCCCAGTACGTCCCGATTGACCCGACTGTCTTGCGTATAGACACAATCCGGGCGGTGATCGGTGGCGTCCGTTACAAGATGACGGAACGGCAATTGGATTGGGTGCTGGCGGCCTATTCGACGCCTGTGGCGGGCCAGCCGACTGAATGGGCCACGCTGGTCGATCAAATCATCGTCTACCCGAATCCGAACGTGGCCTATCCCCTGCTCATGGAGCAAATCGTACAGGTCCAGCCGCCGCTGGATTTCACCAACGATAGTTCCAGCAACCGTTGGACGAACGAGGGCGCGGACCTGATCGTGTCGCGGACGAAAATCCGGCTTTACCGGGATTATCTGTCGGCCACGGCTCAGGACCCGCGCATAGCCAACGCCATGGCTCAGGAAGACGAAGCCTATACCCGGCTCCGGAGCCAATCGAACCGGCGTCAGTCGGTGGAAACGGTAGAACCCGGATGGTGACGACCGTACCCGCAATTTCGGCCCTGGTGGAGCCTGCGGCGCCGATGTGGGCGCAACGTATGGTGCTTCACTTCCTCGATTTCTTCATGCCGCTGCAACAGCGCGCGCCGATGCAGATTTGGGCTTGCAAAAAAGCCGCCCTGCCGCCTGCGAGCGACTTCCCGTTCGCTGTGGTGATCGTGAGCGACATGAACGAACTGGCCATTTCCATGGGGGGCTCTTGGTTGAAAATCGTCACGTCAGGACCGGTGTAATGGCACGCAAACCGAACTTTCCGAAATTCAGGACGCCGGGCGCGGTGGCCTCCAAACCGGCTCAGGGTCAAGGGCTGCTGGGGGCGATCCAGACGCCCATCAACCCGATGCCGATGGCCATGAGCGTCAAGCCGCCGCTCGGCGCCATGCCGTCCGTTGGCGGTGGGCCAGGCGCGCCGTCACAAATCAAGCGTCCGAAGATGATGCGGATGCCGGGCGCCCCGCGAGGGAGGAACACGCGATGAAAAAGGGGACTCCTGTTCGCAAATCCGGATCGTTCGGCGGCAAGAGCAACAAGCTGGGGTTCGGGGGCCGGGCGGCGCAACTGAAGGCTCAGGGCGTCCCTGGTGGCGTGATTGGCAACCTCGCCCGCAAGGCGCGCGCTGCGCCGGGCCAAAAGAACTTCCACGGCGGGGCCAAGCGGAAGGGCTGAAATGCCGTCGTCCTATACCGCATCAGCTCGGTTCACCCTTCAGGCGACCGGCGAGAACAACAACACCTGGGGCGTGATCCTCAACAACGGTGTGTTCCAGCTTGTCGATGATGCGATGAATGGACGGCTCGGGATAAGCCTGAGTGGCGCTCATACCCTGACCGTGAACCTCGGCGCGACCGACGAAGCGCGCATGTCGTTCATCGACGTGACGGGCGGCTCTGGCGGGGTGCTGACGGCGCCCTCGGTGCCGAAAGCCTACTTCGTCCACAATGGCTCTAGCGGCATTGTCGGGCTCTCGGCTGGTGGCGCCACGCTGAACTTCAATCCGGGTGACGCCGGGCCGGTCCACACGGACGGGACAACCTTTTATCCGGTGTTGGTCGGTGGCCTGACGGTCAAGGGCTACGTAGACGCCGGGGATGCGGCGCAAAAAGCCTATACGGACGCGCAGATTGCCGGGTCGGTTATCAATATGCCGTCCGTTACCGGCCATGCTGGGCAAGTGCTGTCGAATGACGGGAGCATCGCCTTTTGGTCGGGCGCTGTCGTCAAGACGGTAAGCGGCAAGGTTCCCGACGCGAATTATGACGTGGATATCGAGCCGTACCGTAACCGCATCATCAATGGGGATTTCCGGATAGATCAGCGTCACGCGGGCGCGAATTTAATCCCGACTGCAACAAGCTACATTATAGATCGCTGGCAATTGGGCGTTACTCAGGCGAGTAAAATTTGGACTGGTCGGAATTTTAATGGGTTTTCGCCGCCCGGTCCTTTAATTGGATGTCTTGGTGCGCAAGTCACGGCGACGGCGGCTGTCGGCGCGGTTGATTATTTTATCTTAAATCAGACTATCGAAGGCATATATATCGCGGATTTCGGTTTTGGTCATGCCGGGGCCTCTCCGATAACGCTTTCATTCCAAGCAACGGCGTCGGTTGCCGGGACTTATGGCGGTTGCATACGTAATGGCGTGGCCAATCGTTCCTATCCGTTCACGTTTACTGTTACGACTGCGAACGCTTGGGCCAAAACCGTTATTACTATTCCTGGCGACACGGTTGGAACCTGGGCGACTGATAATACAGCCGGGCTTATTCTTTCCTTTAGCTTAGGCGCTGGGGCAACGGTGAGCGGGCCGCCGGGGGCATGGGCGGCTGGCAACTATGTAACGGCGAACGGCGCGGCGTCTCTTCTCGGAATCGCGAACGCGAATTTGTATATCGCGGGCGTTCAGCTTGAAGTTGGGTCACAGGTTTCGACGTTTGAGCGTCGGCCCTACGCGTTCGAAAAGACGCTTTGCCAGCGGTACTATGAGAATAATTTTCCGGACGGGACGGCTCCGGCTAACGGAGTCGCTAATCCGGGTGTAGTGGCGATGGCGCTTTCCGCAAGCCAGATACAAACGGCTGTTAACTACCAAACAACTAAAAGGGCTCTTGCCGCCGTTACGACGTATTACGGGGCTGCGGCTGCAGGAACGCCGGGACTTTGGAACTTCCTAGACACTAGCTGGAAAGCCACGACTTCAGTAGCTTTCCCGTTTAACTCCGTTTTCGGGTTCCGGGCGTTGTTTGGTGCTACGGTCGTTGCACAGGGAGCTTACTTCCTCGATGGCTGTTGGGCGGCGGACGCTGAGCTATGAACATCCCGTTCCAGCCGCAACAAGGACTGAAAAGCGACGACACGCCGTTCAACTCGCTGGGGAACTGGGCGGACGGCTCGATGGTCCGTTTCTACAACGGCTCCTGGCAGACCAAGGGCGGCTGGGAATCGCTGACGCTTCAGACGCTCATGGGGGTGTGTCGCTCGGCCTTAGCCTGGACCGACTTCACGGACGTTCTGGCCGTCGCTTTCGGCGAGCACAACGGCGTGGAGGTTTGGCGGGATAGCCTGATCTACAACGTGACGCCTTCGGGGTTCGTCCCCGGCCAAATCGACGGGACTGGCGGGCGAGGGTACGGAACCGGCGCCTGGAACGTCGGGACCTACGGCGTCGAAAGCGCGACCGATTATTTCCCGATGACGTGGAGCCTCGCGACCTGGGGCGATCAGTTGATGGCCAACCCGCGCCTGCGGGGGATTTACCAATGGGATGGGGTGTCAGGGCATATTCTGACGGCGGTCCCGAATGCGCCCGCGAGCGTGACCTATATGTGCGTTGTCCCGCAACGCCAAGTCATCGCCTTCGGCTGTAATGAGGAAGTGTCGGGCGTTTTCAACCCGCTGTGCATCCGCTGGTCCGATATTGAGGACAATACGGACTGGACGACTCTCGCGTCCAACAATGCGGGCGAATATATCCTCGAAGCCTTTGGCCGGATCGTCACGGCGCGGACCATGGGTGACTATGTTCTGGTGTGGACGGCGGTCGGGCTCTACCTCGGGACCTTCCTCGGCAACCCCGGCCAAACTTGGAAATTCGAGCATATCGGCAACAACTGCGGGGCCATTTCCCCCGGCGCCCCAGTGGTCAAGAATCTCAACGCCATGTGGATGGCGCCTGATCTGACGTTTTGGAGCTACAGCCTGGGCGGCGAGCCGACGCAAATCATCTGCCCGATCCGCTCCAACATGCTGAACAACGTGACGGCTGGCCAGCAAGACAAGATCGTCGCCAGCGCGGTCTCCACGTTTCAGGAAATGGGCTGGTTTTACCCGGACTCGCGCGACGGGTTTGAGTGTTCCCGGCATATGGTGGTCGCGCCGGATGGCTGGAACAGTGATCTGCTGGCGCGCACGGCGTTCATCGATTCCGGGCCGATATCCTATCCAATCGGGATCACGCCGAACGGGCATGTGTATCTGCACGAAAAAGGTAATTCGGCGGATGGCGGCCCGATCACCGGGTTTCTGCAAAGCGCCGACTTCTACCTGAGCGAGGCGGCGGGCGGGATCATGGTCAACGGGGTGTGGCCTGACTTCAAAAATCAGGTCGGCGCGGTGAGCATGACCTTGAACCTGCGCAACAATCCCCAGTCCACGACGATCAGGAGGCACGGCCCCTATGTGCTGACGCCGGGCATGGAGAAAAAGTCGTTCCGGGCCTCGGGCCGGATCGCTCAACTGCGGTTCGATTTCTCGTCGTCGCCCGCTTACGTCCGTGGGGGCAAGCCGGAGTTTGACGTTCAAAGCATCGGCGGGCGTTGACCCCTGCCGCGCACGGCCTCACCGGGGCTTGAGGCATGGACGGTGAAGCATTTGAACTGACGCCCGATGACGATCTGATCGACCTGAACACGACGGTCGATCCGCTCCTGTCTCAATGGTCGAAGTACCGTGACGGCTTCGCGGCGGCGATGACCGATCACGACTTCTGGACAATCGAGGAACTGGAACAGCGGGTGGCCAGCCGCCGCGCCTTCTTCTTCCCAGGGGCCGCCGCGGCAATGGTCGCACAAATCGAGGTCTACCCTGGCGGCGCCAAGGTGTTCCAAGTGCTCTGGGCGACCGGCGATGCGGCGGAACTGCTGCGGATGGCGCCGGGGATCGAGTCCCTGGCGCGGATGATGGGTTGCACGGAAACCCTGATCGAGGGGCGCGAAGCCTGGAAACGGCTGCTGGCGCCATTGGGCTACAGCCTGTTTTCCGTGACGATGCGTAAGGCGCTCTGATGTCGAGCAAGAAATCCACCACCACGACTAGCGGGACACAGGCGCAACAGAGCACGTCCACGCCAAACGTCCCTGACTGGATTTCCCAACCGGCGCAAAACATGGCCGGGCAGGTAAGCGCCCTGACGGGCCAAGGTCCGGCGGCCTACACGCCGCAAATGTCGGCGGAACAACAACAAGCGATCCAATCGGGGATGAACCTGGGGATGCCTGCCGCCTACGGGCAGGCGGGGGACACGCTGAACAATGTTCCCAATGTCCAGGGCCAAAGCGTGCTGGACAACCTGTCGAGCTACTACAACCCGTATGAGTCCAGCGTCATCAACCCAGTGCTCCAGCAATACGATTATCAGGCTGGGCAAACCCGCGCCGCTCAGGCGGCTCAGGCGGCGGCGGGCGGGGCCTTCGGCGGCTCGCGCTATGGCGTTCAGGAAGCCAACACGGAAGGCCAACTGGCGATGGGCCGGGCCTCGACGCAAGGTGGCCTGCTGAATCAAATGTACGGGCAGGCGGCGGGCATGTCGGCTCAGGACGCTGCGAACCGGCAAGCGGCGATGCTGGCCAATCAGAACGCCGCGCTGCAAAAGGGCGGCCTGCTGACGAACCTCGGGACGCAGGAAGCGCAAACGCAAGGCCGGAATGTCGAGCTTCAAGACACGCTCGGCGGGCAGGCGACGGAGTTACAAAATCAGCAACGGCAATACCCGCTGCAATATCAGGCGCAGCTCGAAAGCCTGCTCCAAGGGCTCAACCCGGCGCTCTTTACCGGCCAATCGACACAAGGGACCGGATCGGAGAATTCCACGGCCACGACGGTCTCTAATCCGGGCCTGCTCGCCTCGATTGGCCAAGGGCTGTCGATAGCGTCGTCCCTGTTCGGTGGCCAGGGCGGCGGGGGCGGCCTGTCGAGCATGTTCGGCGGTGGCGGTGGCGGCGGGGGTAGTCAGATGATGCCGGAATTCTATTGAGGCTGAACGATGGGCCTGTTCGATAATCTCGACCTGTCAAAGTTCCTGGCTCCAGCCGGTTACGCGCCGGACGTTCCGCCTCCGGTTGGCGGGATCAATATGTTCGCGGGTCTGGGGAATGGATATGCGCCGCCGCCTCAAGGCCCGCCGCCTGGCGGGCCGACACAATCTGTGGATATGGGTCCGCCGCCGAGTCCGCCCCCGGCGCCGCTGGCGGCGCAAATGCCGAATATAGCGCCAACGGCGAACGCGCTGAATCCGACGCCGGGCTTCACCTTCAATCAGGGACCGCAACCGCCGCCAGTGGACGACGGATCGCAAGGGCTGCTGACGGGCGGCGGGCCGGATGAGGCGCCCGCGCCGCAAGGCGGTCTGCGCGGGCTACTGTCGCGGCTGACGGCGACCAATCCGGAAACCGGGCGGACCTTCGCCGACCGGCTGATGGCGGTTGGCCAAATCATGCAGGGGGATACGCCGGGCGCGCAGGCATACCTTGAGAAGCAACAGGAAAAGGTCATCAACCAACGGGCTGTCGCCCTGAAGCAGCAAATCGCCCAACGGCAAGCTCAAGCGTTCTCGCAGGCGTTTGACGCCAATGGGCAATTCAACCCGGCGAAGTACGCCCAGCTTGTCGGCGGCGCCTTCGACGTGGGCGACATGGCCAAACTGTATGAACAGATGGGGCCGAAGTACCAATTCGTCACTGGACGCCGGGGCGACGTGGGCGTGGGCAACCTGCGGAGCGGCGCCTATCAGGAAGAGGTGAGTCCGCCCGATCCAACGCCGAAGGCGCCGGGAAGGCTGATCCTGAAGCCGGGCGGCGATGCGGACAACCCGGAGGACTGGGTTCCGAACCAAGCCTATGAGGACGCTCTTGAGCGTGAAGCGCGGGCGAAGCGTCTGGGGGCCCCGCCTGTCGGACGGGCGTCCAGGGCGCCGCCGAAAGCTGACCAAGCGATGCAGGATTGGGCGGCTCACTTCGGGATCAAGGTCACGCCTCGTCAACCAAAGCCGCAAGGGCCCTACTGATGGCTGCTGGACCCGCCAAACCGAAATCAAACTCCATTACCGCTCCGTCGCCGGATGACGTGCGCCGGTACTATGAAAACCTCGGCTATGACGTGGATATGAGCGGCGTGAAATCCGGAACCATGCCGGACATGAACCCGCGCGATCTAGACGCCATGGACGCTATCCGGGCGAACTACGAAACGGCGATGAACGCCAACAAGGACGCCAACAAGTTCCGGGTCCTGAACGCGCAGACCCCGACGAATTGGTTTACGGGAACCGGTCTCGTCCAGGGCGCTGAAGGGATGGGCGGCTGGAACGGCGCGGCCAACTTCGGGGAAATGAACGACATCAACACGCGACTGGCGGCGGCCAACAAACCGGCTGCGATCAAACAGATGACGCAACGGGAACTGGCATGGTTGAAGGGAACGGCGCCCTCGGCGGGTTCAACCTATGACCAAAACGCCAAGCTGGTCGAAAACTATAACAACCGGTACGCCTATACGAAGGCGAAGCTGGCTTTTTACAACGCCTGGGCCAAATCCCATAACAACTCGCTGAACGGGGCGCCCGACGCCTGGAACGACTTTGACGATCAGCATTTCGACTCCAGCGGGAAATACATCAGCACGGCGCAAATCCAGAATCAGCGGCAACGGCGGCAAGCGGCGGCGTCACAGGTGGCGACGGACGACGGTTCAGCCGCGCCCCCGTCTGCACCGCCGCCAGGCGTACCGTCACAAAAGCCGAACCGGGCGCAACTGAACGGCGCGGTGAAGGCGATCAGCGCGGCGAACCGGGGCCAAGCGGCGCCTGGGGCATCAGGCTGGGCGACGCCTACGGCGCCCATGGCGCCGGGTCAAAGTGCGCCGTGGATGGCGCCGACTGCCGATCCGGTGAACCCGAACGATTGGAGTTCACTGGGACAAGTACCGGGAAGCTGACCGATGGCGCTCTATCGTTTCAGGACTCCGGACGGGACGGTCGTCACTGGCCAAGGCGCCAGCGAGGGCGAGGCCCTGACCAACGCCAAAGTCCAGTGGATGCGGGTCACTGGGCCGCCCGGCGCCTCGCAAAACAAATCGCGCTCAGCCGCCGATCAACGGGCTTATGAGCAAACCCTGGCGCGTGAGCGGGTGGCCAATTCACAGGGTCCGCTCAGCCCTGGCGGGCGAGCGAGCGGGCTTACGGGCTGGGCGGCGGGCATGGCCGGGCCGATCACAAGCCTAGTCTATCCGGCGTCCAAGGCGCGGGACAACGAACTGGCGAACGCGGCGCGACGCGCAAAAGGCCAACCGACGATCAGCAATGATGCGATCTACGATGCGGCCCGCGACGCGACGCAAGAGGATATCGGGCGTCAGTTCGCTCAGAACCGTGGATCATCGGCGACGGCGATGACGGTCGGCCTGCTGGCCGGGCCTGAGGCCAAGGGCCTGGAAATGCTCGGCGAAGGCGCCAACCTGGGCCTGGGCGTGCTCGGGCGCGGTGTGGCGAAGGCGCCAGTCGTCGGAACCCGGATGGCCAAGACGGCTCAGGCGCTCAAGGGGGCGCGGGAAGCCTCGCCCATGCTGGATACGGCGATGCGCTGGGGCGGCGGGACTGGGAAGGCGATGGCTTCCGGTGCCGGAACCGGCGCGGTCCTGGGCGGCATGGAAGGGGATAGCCTACAGGATCGGGCGGCGAACGCTTGGCATGACGCCATTACGGGCGGGATAACGGGCGGCGTGTTGCATGGCGTCGGCTCGCCGCTTGTGTCGATGGCGGCGCCGGTGGCCAAGGACGTGGCCAGCGGGTTCGCCCGGATGGCGGCGCCGAACTGGGCGAAAGCTCAGGATGCGGCCAAGGCCGACGCGCTGGCTCAGGCGAAGGCGCGGCAAGTCCTGGCGCAAGGCGGCCTGACGCCGGAAACCTATGCGGGCAGGACCGGCAAGTATGCGGGCATGGGCCAAACCGTCGCTGAAGCGGGCGGGCCGGGCTCGGTCAACCTGCTGTCGTCAGTCGGGCGGCGGGAAGGCGATACGGGCGTGGCGCTCAGGGAGCAATTGCAGCAACGGCACGAAGGAAGCGCTGACGATATCCTGAACGACGTGCATCAGCATCTGGGCCTCGACCCGAAAACGGCTCAGGCAAACGTTGACGATATGGTCGCGGCGAGCGAGGCGAAGGCCGATCCGCTCTGGCAACACGCCCGCGATGTCGGGGAAGGCGGTATCTGGAGTCCACGTCTGCACGGACTGTTCTCCGGAGAGTTCGGCTCAAGGCAACTGGCTGAATCGGAGCGGATCGCGCGGAGTACCGGGAAGGCGGCTGAAGCGCCGCAATACGCCGAGGTCGAAGTGCCCCCTGGCGGCGAGTACACGAACCCGGAAACCGACAACGCCATCGGCGGCGTGGACTTGTCTACCGCGATGGCCAAGCCGATCAAGTACAAGTCGCCTGGGCGCGGGCTCAGCATGTCGCAATTCATCGCCAAGCGCGGCGGCATGAACGGCGACGGGATCAACTCGATCCCGCCCGATCTGGCGGTGAGTCTGCCCTTCCACGGCAAGGTGGCGCACCCTAACGGCCTGCTGTCGGACGAAAAGGCGATGGATGCGGCGGTTGGTGCTGGCTACTACCCGAACGGGGCGCCCGCATCGCTCGATCACTTCCTTGAAGACCTGAAGAACGACACGATTGCGACCCGGAGCCCGCAACTTCAGACCGGTAAGCGCCTGTTCGCCCGAGAAGCGCCGCCTGACGATATGTTCGCCCAACTGCGGCAACAGTTGGAAGAGAGCAACGCCCGCAACGCCAATGAGCCGACCCCGCCAACCGAAGAGGATTACGGGACTGGGCCTGCGCCCGAATTCGAGCCGACGACGCAACTCGTCCCGACTGGGGCGACCCTGGATCGCGTGCGGCGTCGGGTGGGCAAGATGATTAGGCGGGACGAAACCGGGCGCCCTGACCCGAATTACTATCAGCAAAACGAAGAACCGCTGGGCTGGCTCAGTAGCCTGAACGAGGCCCTGACCGGGCCGGAAGGCGTCTATCCGGAACTGGGCGCCGCGATGGCCGCGTCCAGTGACAACCTGGGCATGAGGAACGCGCAACTGAGGATCGCGGGCAAGCTGTTCGGCAATTACACGCCCCAACGGTTCCAAAACATTTGGAGTTCGTTCAGGGAGGGCGGCGACCAACTGGCGGGCCAAATCCAACTCGTCAACGATATCCGCAACAAGTGGGGGCGGGGCAAGCTGTCGGGCCGCTCGTTCCTGACGCCTGATATCAAGACCAAGCTGCAAACCGCGTTTCCGAATGAGGACGTGGACTCGTTCATTCAGAACATGGCCAGTCGCGCCGATCTGGCCAAAACCGGCGCACAGATGGCGCCGGGGACCGGTTCACAGTCCGCGCCCCTGCTGGCGGCGGGCGCTGAAACCGATGCGGCGGCGGGTGGCCTGACTCCCGCCGATGTTGGGAAAGCCGGGCTCAAGGCGGCGACCGGCGATTGGAAGGGCGGCGCCATAGACTTGATGCGCGGCTTGACCGCCTATCCAGGGACGGCGGGAACGTCGCTGGCCATGCGTAACCGGCTCGGGGATATCCTGCGCATGAAGACGGATGATCCTGAGGCCCTGGCCTTCCTCCAGGGTCAAGGTCAGTGGGCGCCGCCCCCGCCTGCGGCGCCGGGGCTGCTGGATCAGTTGAAGTTGAATCCAGCCCAACTAGGGCGGGTGGGTAGCGGCTACAATTACACGGCCACACAGTAGCCCTCAGGAAGCCGCCTGGGGGCCTTGCGCGACCCGCCCGCTACCCAAGGGGCTCAAATGGCTCCTGGCGCTGTACGGCTTGGATTTTCAGCCAACCTGAATCCAATCGCGGGCCTGTTTCACATCGGCCTCGCTGGTGCTGATGATGGTTCGGGCTTTTAGCCATGTCTCAACGTCGGAAAGCCGATACCGGACGTTGGCGCCGCAACGGATATAGGGCGGCCCTTTGCCTGACATGCGCCATTTGCGGATGGTGATTTCCGCACACTTGATCTGGGCGGAAAGCTCAGCGGTTGTAAGCAGGATTTCCATGGCGGCGGTTTTACCGGCGCGTACGGCTGCGGTACAAGACGCACCATGGCTGATCTGTTCGCGTGGGTGGTGAAGGAAGAGGACGGGAAGGAAGGGCCGGTGTGCGCCATCCTTCCAGGGATGGGCATGGCGGCGGTTCCGCTCGTCTCGATGAACAAGGACGTGGTTTGTCGGCTGGCCCATATCGCCCGACGCCATGGCGACGTGTCAGGCAAGCCGGTGCGGCTGGTCCGTTTTACGGAAGCCGAAACCCTTGAGCGGTGGTGAATTGTGACCATCCGCCTGGCGCTAAGTGTTTCACGTTAAACACTCTTTCGGCCCTAATCATTGGAGCCGGGCGGCGCGGGGCCAACTCAGAATCAGCCTACCTTGTTCCGACGTTCTGCGAGCGTCCTTGGGGCCGGGGATCTAGCGCGAAGCTACATTACGAACCGAAGCGGTCACTTAGGTTAGTATGTGTGTTTTTCGGGTAACACGGTCTAATTTCCCCAGCAAAATCAACGCTATCCACTTCCCAGCGCAGGAAAAATCGGCGGTTTTTGACGTGTTTTGACATGCCCTGACGTG